AACTTAAAGACGATTATTGAAGAAGATAAACTCATATTTAATGACTATGAGATTATTTCTGAACTTACTACTTTTATTTCAAAGCATAATTCTTTTGAGGCAGAAGATGGGTGCAATGATGACCTTGCGATGTGCCTAGTGATATATGCTTGGTTAGTTGCTCAAGATTATTTTAAGGAACTTACTGACCAAGATATTAGAAAAAGATTATACGAAGAGCAAAAAAATCAAATAGAACAGGATATGTCACCATTTGGTTTTATTGTTGATGGTTTAGATGGAGAAAATACATTTACCGATAACAATGGAGATAGGTGGTTCACTGACGAATATGGTGATATGTCTTACATGTGGGATTATCAATAATGGATCTGAATGATCAATTTCAAACGGAGCATTTATATCTAACAGAAAGGACTTGTAAAATTTGTGGGGAAACAAAAGATCTTATTGATGGTTTTTATAAGATAAGAAGAAACAAATATAATCTATCATCATATTCATACGAATGCAAGCAATGTACTATTATTAGAGTTTCTGAGTCAAGAAAACGTGGATATAAGAACAATAATATATGGGAATATCCTGATTGGTAGTGTTCATGCATTGTTTTCACAAATGAAGCAATGCTTTTTAATAAATATTTTTAGGTAAATGAGAACTTAGGAGAAAAAAATGGCGACTCCTCAATTATCTCCCGGCGTACTTGTCAGGGAGGTTGACTTAACGGTAGGAAGAGCTAATAATGTTTTAGATAATATTGGTGCTATTGCTGGACCCTTCCCAGTTGGCCCTGTTGAGGAAGCGATTGACATCACTACTGAACAAGAACTTATTGATGTCTTTGGAAAGCCCCTTTCACTCGATGGGCAATATGAGTATTGGATGAGTGCATCAAGTTATCTGTCTTATGGTGGTGTTCTTAAAGTCGTCAGAGTTGATGGTGCAGAGTTAAAGAATGCAAACGTACTGACAGTAGGAACAGGAAGCACTGCAGACCTTAAAATCAAAAACTTTGATGACTATAATGCAAATCATTCAGATGATATTGCATCATATATCTTTGCTGCAAAGAATCCAGGATCAAGATACAATGATCTTAAAGTTGCAGTCATTGATAACAGAGCAGATCAAATTGTAAACGTAGGAACTGCAGTAACTCAAGCAGTAGTTGGTTATGGTGTTTCAGTTGCACTTACAAACGAACCTTTATCGGGAGTTGGTGAAACATCATCCTTTACAGGATACTTAAAGGGTATTATTACTGGAGTAGGAACAGACACTATTGATGTCAAATTTACTTCCAGATTTAATACGGCAACAAGTAAAGAAGAGTTTCCAGGTTATTCTGCTAGAGTTCAAACAGCATCTATTAGACCTGGAAATACAGTTGCAATTAACAATGCTGGTGCTGCAGTAGTATCAGTTGCGGTTTCTACAGCAGAATCAGCGGTATCTGATTGGTATGATCAACAATCGATTACATTAGAGAATGGAAATATTTTGTGGAGTTCGATTGCACCAAAACCAGGAACCTCACAATACGCTGTGGATAGAAACTCAACGAATGATGAGATTCACGTTGCGGTGATAGATGATATCGGAACAATTACCGGAATCAAAGGAAATCTTTTAGAGAAGTTTGTAGGTTTATCAAAGGCAACTGATTCAGTATCGGCAATAAATTCTCCACAAAGAATTTGGTGGAAAGAATATCTTGCACAAAACTCCAAGTATCTTTATGTTGGAGATAATCCTTCTGATGATTCGTCTCTGGTAGCACAAACAGGATTCTCTGCCGGATTTGCAGCAGTTACTCTTTCTGGTGGTCAATGGAATAAAGAGACACAAGATGTAACATTCAGTGCTCTTGGAAATAAAACTTATACTCTGAAAGGCGGAAAAGATTATTCTTCCGGAGCTCCTGGCACAACAGGAACAATGACAGCTGATCTTGGATCGTTAGCAACTGCATATGATTTATTTGGAAATAAAGATGAAATTGCAGTTGATTATTTAATCATGGGTCCTGGATTGGGATCAATCACAGAGTCTGCTTCCAAGGCATCTAAGCTTATTTCCATTGCACAAAGCAGAAAAGATTGTGTGGCAGTAATTTCTCCGCACAGATATAGCGTAGTATCAGAACCAGAACCCGGTTCTAGCACCCCAAGATTCCTGACAACCAACGACCAAACAGAAAATATAATCAATTTCTTCGGTCAAATTGGCAACAGAAATTCTTCTTATGCAATTTTTGACAGTGGATATAAGTATACCTTTGATAGATTTAATAACAGATTCCGTTATATTCCTTGCAATGCAGACGTTGCTGGTCTTTGCGTCAGAACATCAATTCAGTCATATCCTTGGTTCTCTCCCGCAGGACAGCAAAGAGGAGTTCTGAATAATGCAATTAAGTTGGCATACAATCCAAATAAAGCTCAAAGAGATCAACTTTATCCTCTGGGAATCAATCCGATTGTAAATCAACCAGGATCTGGAATTATACTGTTTGGTGATAAAACTGCACTGGGATATGCTTCTGCATTTGATAGAATTAATGTTAGAAGATTGTTCTTGACCGTTGAGCAAGCACTCCAAGATGCTGCTGAGGCACAACTCTTTGAGTTAAATGATCAGATCACAAGAGCAAACTTTGTAAATATTGTAGAACCATACTTACGTGATGTTAAGGCAAAGAGAGGAGTTTATGACTTCCTTGTAATTTGCGATGAGACCAATAACACACCAGATGTTATCGATAATAATGAGTTTAGAGCCGACATCTTCCTGAAGCCAACTAAGTCAATTAATTATGTAACACTGACATTTGTTGCTACCAGAACTGGAATTTCTTTTGAAGAAGTTGCTGGCAGAGTTTGATAGATTAATTAAAACTTTAAGGAGGGTCTAAAAATGTCAACACTCAGAACGATTACAGGATTTAAAGAAAGACTTGCAGGTGGTGGTGCAAGATCTAATTTATTTGAGGTTTCGATTCCAAGTTTCCCAGCACCACTCCAAAATCTTTGGAGAACTGGGGCAGGAAATGAAATTGATACTTTCAAATTCCTTTGCAAAGCAGCAGCTCTTCCTGCATCAAACGTAGCATCTATTGATGTTCCTTTTAGAGGAAGAATCATGAAAGTTGCTGGTGACAGAACCTTTGATCCATGGACAGTAACAATCATCAACGATGAGGACTTCCAGTTAAGAACTGCTTTCGAGTTGTGGATGAATTCCATCAGCAAGTTGGACAATAACACTGGAATTACAAATCCAACCAGTTACATGACTGATGCCTTTGTGTATCAGTTAGGTAGAGGTGCAAATCAAGGAAGATTCTCAGAATCAAATTCCGATATTGATAATGGAGATGCAATTCCACCTCTGAGAACTTATAAGTTCTATGATATTTTCCCAACTAACGTTTCAGAAATTGCTGTTTCATATGACAGCTCAGATGAAATTCAGGAATTTACCGTAGAGTTCCAAGTTCAGTGGTGGTCAGCAGGTGAATCTGGTGATCAAACTAACACTATTATTTCTTAATAAATAGAAGAGATAAAGAGTTTAATTAAATCATGGCAAGACTGTTTGGTTTTTCAATTGATGATGATCCGAAAAAAAGTCCTACTATAGTCTCCCCCGTCCCCGAAAATAATGAGGACGGGGTTGATCATTATTTGACTAGTGGTTTTTTTGGTTCTTATGTAGACATTGAGGGAGTTTATAGGACAGAATTTGATTTAATTAAAAGATATAGAGAAATGGCACTTCACCCAGAGGTTGATAGTGCCATTGAAGATATTGTCAACGAAGCAATTGTATCAGATACTAATGATGTTCCTGTTCAGATTGAATTGTCAAATCTGAATGCAACTGACGGTTTAAAGAAAAAAATTAGAGAAGAGTTTAATTATATACTTGATCTTTTAGATTTTAATAAAAAGTCTCATGAGATTTATAGGAATTGGTACATTGACGGTAGACTTTATTATCATAAGGTAATTGATTTTAAAAATCCATCAGAAGGAATTCAAGAATTAAGATATATTGACGCAATGAAAATGCGTTATGTGAGACAAAAGAAAAAGTCAGATAAAGACAAATCTTTTGCTACAAGAGGAATTCAGGAAAATCCAATGGAATATGATTTCCCTGAAATTGAAGAGTATTTTATCTACAATCCAAAGATGTCATATCCTGTTGGTCCTATTGGTGGCCAACAATCCTCATCAGGAAACAGTGGAATAAAAATTGCAAGAGATTCTATTGCGTATTGTACTTCTGGTCTTGTAGACAGAAACAAAGGAATTACTCTTTCGTACTTAAATAAAGCAATTAAGTCACTCAATCAACTGAGAATGATTGAGGATTCTTTGGTAATTTACAGATTATCAAGAGCACCAGAACGTAGAATTTTCTACATTGATGTTGGCAATCTTCCAAAGGTAAAGGCAGAGCAATATCTTCGCGATGTTATGATGCGTTATCGTAACAAACTTGTATATGATGCAAGCACTGGAGAAGTACGTGATGATAAGAAGTATATGAGTATGCTTGAGGATTTTTGGCTTCCAAGAAGAGAAGGTGGTAGAGGAACTGAAATTTCTACACTTCCTGGTGGTCAAAACCTTGGTGAGATTACCGATATTGAATATTTCAAGAAGAAGTTATATCGTTCACTGAATGTTCCACCATCAAGAATGGATGGAGAAGGTGGATTTAATCTTGGTCGTTCTTCTGAAATCCTGAGAGACGAACTCAAATTTACTAAGTTTGTTGGTCGTCTGAGAAAGAGATTCTCAAATATGTTCAGTGACATTCTCAAGACTCAATTGATTTTAAAGAATGTGATTGCCCCAGAAGATTGGGAAGAAATGGCACAACATATTCAGTATGATTTTCTTTATGACAATCATTTCTCTGAACTGAAAGATGCTGAACTTATTAATGAAAGGTTAAATCTTGCAGTTACTGCGGAACCTTATATTGGTAAATATTATTCCCAAGATTATGTAAGAAGAAAAATTCTTCGCCAAACTGATGAAGAAATTATTGAACAAGATAAGATTATGAAGAAGGAGATTGAGGAAGGAATTGTTCCAGATCCTAATGCTCCAGTTGATCCACAAACTGGTATGCCAATGGATCCGTCTATGGATTTGGGTCAACCAATAATGGAACCAGATTTAGAATCTGATGCAAAAGCAGTTCAGGCACCCGAAGGAGGAGAAATCTGATAAATAACTCAAGTTATATTTTAAAATTTTATGGATGATTTATTAAATATGATTATTGCAGATGAGAGTCCTTCTCAAGTGAGCGATAAGATTAAAGAAATTCTATATGCAAAATCTGCTGAAAAAATTGATGCAGTAAGACCTGAAGTTGCAAATTCTATGTTTGCGGACCAGGAAGTAGAGGAAATTTAAAATATGCCAGCAGGATATACTAGACACGATATTAATAATCAGGTAGTTTCTCCTCAACCAATTTCTATTGCAGTAACAACTTTTTCAAATCTAGAAGGTTGGTCTACTATAACACATTATGATTTTAATGGCGACTACATTGCTTATGAATACAATAGTCCCGCAGGAATTGGAACAAGAACTCCTGCAGAATATCAAAGATATAGATATGATCCAGTATCAGGAATAAATACTGTGGTTCCTGTCGATCCTTATCAAAGACATGATGAGAACAATAGTCCTGTTATCCTTTAAATAATAAATAAAATTAAAGAACTAATAAAAAAATGAAACTT